TTCTTAAATACAGTCATCATAAGAAGTGATGAATGGCCTGCCCACATCCCAATCTCAACAACATTCACAGGATTAATTAACTCCTGCATTTCAATCCAAGGATTAACCATATCTGGATTGTTTAAGTCAGTACCACCCCAACTATCTAATGGATAGCGGAGGTAATGATCATCAATGTCTAAAATGTTCTTTGCCATGTATTTGTATCAAATCTCTATCTACTTCAAATCCTAAGTTAGTAGCTATGATTGTCTTTCTTTGATTGCTAATTATTTCTGGTGATCTGTGAACAAGAAAAGTTGGAAAGAATATAACATCTCCTTCTCTAACATCAAATTGTCCATAGTTTAAAAATTCTGTAGACTCTGTCATCTCTGGTAGTTCTACATATAATATTAATGCAAAGTGACCACCATGTTGATGCCATCCAAAATCAGAACCTTGTTCGTATTGTTGAAACCAAGGGCTTCCTAAACTGTTACAATTCAAACCATACATTTCTTCTATTTGATTTACAGATGGTTGGATACTCTCAATAAACAATTCTAAATAAGTTCTTGGAGCTCTTGGTAAATTGAAATCGTAGTAATAACCTTTCTCATTAAGATTTATATCATTAGTAATAATCATATCACTAATTGATTGCAACAACTTGGGTTTTTGTTTTTGAAAGTTTTCTACCTGAAAGATATGAACAAAGTCAGGTAAATTATCCTCTGAGTTCTTGATTGTTAAGTTCGTCATGGTCTGTTTCATCATCATACATTACTTCATTTAGCATTCTCTTATTACTAATATTCTCCCAGCCACTTTTCCAATCAGCTTCTTTTATCTTTAGATCTTTATTCTGTGATTGAGCTTTGTGTCTACCTTGTTTTTTATTGCGTGGATCAAACTTAGAATATTTTGCCATCTTATCCTCTTAATCTATCATTATAGGTTCGTTTCTAGTTTTCTTATATTGAAGAGGTTCACCTTCCTCTCCTCGCTCCATACATTCTTTACTACAATACCATATGTCTCCATTCACTTCATGACCACACCATGTATCAAAAGCTTTAACATCACTATCTCTTCCAATAGGTTGAAAGATGATATGATGCTTACTACATTTCATTAGTAACCCAACATTTCTTTTGTCATAATGTAGTCTCTTACAAAATCAGACCTTACTATATCTTCCCATCCAAAGTTAATTATACTAAAGTTTTTTAATTGTTCAACTATCTGCAGGAACTTTATTATACCATTTTTATCATCATCAAACTTAAAATCACTTTGTTTGTAA